TATAAAGGCTCATAAGATTCATCAATACTATTAAGCCCCACTATCTAAGTCTTTAAATTTATCCTCTAATGATTCAATACCTTTCTTACTACCGTTAACCCAACCAATAACAGGTATATCTACAGACTCTCCATTAGTTGTTACGTCTATTTTATCTTGTGGCTTACCGAAACCATACTCTAAAAGTGATTTAAAGTGGTTGTATGATCCTTCATCAGCAAAATCTGCTAACCTCTCAAATGCACCTCCTTCACTACCCCACTTCTTAACCATAGCTTTAATAGCTAGTATAGATGTTTTTTCTTCATCTATCTTTTTTGGTCTTCCTGCTCCTTCTCTAGCTCCTCCGTTGTTTTTTCTCTGGTCTTCCAATTGAAAATAAATTGTTTAATCAATTCACAAGATACAAAAAAACCCTAACTATTCAGAAAGGGTTTAAAAGCGTATTAAGCTTTATCATCAAGGCAATTTGATTTTTAACAAGTTACAAATACTGTACCAAAATTACAATATGTTTAATATCAAATAGTTATATAATTCTATAAACATAACATTATACTCGTTTAAGTGTTTTTACCTATTGAATCTAATATTGTTATATGATGCTTTAGTTTTGATCTTAAAAAATCTCTCTCTCCATGTGATACTAGATTCATATTTGTATTAAAAAAATCTACGTGTTTACTGTCTGAATTAAAAGAGTCCATCCCCTCCCAATAGTTCATATAAAAAACTGTATTATCTATTATCTTGTATATAAAATAATAAGTGTTGTCGTCTTTTAACCACTTTAACTGTAAAGCGTTTATTTTATCTCTAGCTTGTTTCTTGTCTCTTGAAAATATAGAATCTTCTATTCTTTCTATTTCTATTTCAGTGTCTAACTTTCTTTTTTTTGCTTCTTCTAATTGTTTCTCTAAACTCATTTTTTTTCGTTTAATACTTCTCTTATTAATTTTTTTATAGTTTCTTGATCTTTCGGGTTGTTTGCTATCCCTCCATAAGCGAAAGGAGTACGCCCATAACCGTCTAGTTCTCCATAATAACAACCGCCATTAACTATAAACCTTCTTATTTTTATATCATTGTCGATATTGGGGTGAAAAGGTTTTATTTGTTTTATAACAGGGTGTTTATATTCGTAACTGTTACATTCTTTTGGTGCGGGTTCTAGTCCATAATCTTTTTTATGACATGAAAAGAATAACGCGGTTATTAATAAGTATTTCATTTTAAATATAGTTCTACTGCTACTATTGGATTTATACCCATACTAAAACACTCTTCAAAATGTAATGTATTGTATTTATCTAAATCTCTGTTTAAAATTTTTTCGACTTCTTTTTTATAAGTGTCTTTAGAATCACAGCTGTAATTAAATCTTTGTTTTGCGTTTATCATAATTGTTTTTTTTTCAAATGTATAAAACTGGTTAAACTATCACAAGATAAAAGTTAATTATCTAGGTAGTGGAGTTATTTTAGTTTCTTTTTTATTGCTTCTGCATCTGTTACCACAGTTATCACATCTGTATTCAGTATAGACATTAGCATAAGTTGTATAATCGCTAATAGGTTTTATTTTTTCGGATTCGCAGGAAGGGCAAACTAATTTATCAGTATCTAAAAATAAAGATAGGTTAGGATGCGGCATGATATAAGGTCTTAATTTCAAGTAAACCTCTTCATTAATTAATATATCACCATCATTGTAAACTTGCATTTTTTTTAATGCTTCTTTATCCCCTTCAAGACATTTTACCCACATATCAAATCCCTCATGTTCTACTTTTTTACCTACTCCTAACTGTTGAGCAATAAAATCTAATTTGTTAGAATGAAATGCAAATTGTTTTCTAGCATGGTGTAAAGTATCAATCATTAAGAAGCTTGAAGGACTATTAAGACCATGTAATAAGAATCTAGTATTTAGCTTCTTTATATCAAACTTTTTAATGTTGTGACCTATGATAATATCCGCTTCATCTAATAAGCTCCAAATAGATAGCATTATACGTCTATCGTTTTGTTCTAACGCTTCTTTAGGTGTTAGCTTATCATTAAATACATAATCATCAAATAACCACTTAGCAGACCATGTAAGACAAAACCAATCATTTATTAACTGGCAATCATTTATGTTTTGTTTCCACTTACCCCAAACATAAGCTTTTGTTGGTGCTGTTTCAATATCGAATATTAATATTTTAGCTGTTTTAGGTGCTTCTTTAGTGTTTTCTCTAATCTCTTTTACTTTGTGCCATTGTTGAGGTGTTATGTTGTATCTAGGATTCTTTTTAGGGCTGTAATACTCCCTATCTTTAACATTTAACCCTAATGCTTTAGCTTCGTTTGGTTTTAATCTTTTTCTTACCTTTTTCATGCCTTAATATTGATTTTGTTAAAGATAAAAAAAAGACGGGAAGCCTAACCCGTCTAAGTGTAAATATTAGTTGTAATCTGGTTTGTGTTTATTTAGATTACGGCTTTTTGATTATTGTTTTTTAGAATAGAGAAGTTTGTTTTACTTCTTCTTTAAATCTCTTTTTAGCTTCTTTAACGTTTAATATAGCTTGTTTATAATAACTATCTTTTAGTTCTACTCCGATAGCCTTACGACCTAAAGAAACAGGGCTAAAAACCTCACTACCTACACCCATAAAAGGAGTAAAAACAACCTCGTTAGGGTTAGAATATAACTCTACTATTCTGTCAATTACATCTAATTGTAGAGGGTGTACGTGTTTCTCATCGTCCTCTTCTTTAGTTTCTTTGTATGGTAAAATGTTATCTATTCTAATATCATCCCAAACAGAACTAGCATATCTTTGCCATATATAATGACTTAGTTTGTTGCTTTTTGGGTCTGTGTGATCTTTAAACTCTTTGTTTAAGTGTTCCCATAATTCATCCTCGTTTAATTTAGTTCCGTTAGCGTTATTCCAAGCTGTTAAAATATTAGGTAATATTGGTGTAGCTCCTGCATACTTTTTTAGTCCGTTTTTGTGTGTTACTGGTACTTCATTTTCACCTTTTTTAGTGAATATTAAAACATAGTCAGGCATAGCGGTAAAACACTTTGTAGAATCTTCTACTATAAACTTGTGCATAAGACTCTGTACCATAGTTCTCATACGAACCTTTAAAGGCTCTTTCCAAATAGTTATACGGTTACGATATTCAAAACCGTACTTTTCATGTAGTCTTATGATTTCATGAGGAAAGTCCCAAAGCCTACACGTATTATCAAAGACATCTGTACAGTGAACAGCATTAATACGACCTTTTTTAGTAACTCTAGCCATTTCTTTTATTAAGAACTCATATTGATCTAAAAACTGTTCTTTAGTCTCACAGTTGCTAAAATCTCTTTCAGAGCTTGAATAGTTGTAAAGTCCTGCGAACGGTGGAGAATAAACAGATAAATCAATACTGTTATTAGCCATAGCTTTTATTACCTCCATACAGTCTGAATTATAAATACTGTAGTTATCGGTGTGTAATTGTTCTTTTGTCATTTTAAATAAATTTAGGTTGTTTAATTTCTTGATTAAATTCTTTTGTTATGTTGTTAAAAGAGTTGTTTACATCTTTTACTAAGTTTTCATGTAACTCTCGAGCTTTTCTAGTCTTAACCTGTAAAGACTCTAATACACTTTCTTGACCGTCTGAAATAACCATATCAATAGTAACGTCTTTCTTTTGACCAAATCTCCAAAAACGCCTAATAGATTGGTAATACTGCTCATAAGAGTAAGTAGGGAAAAATACAGAGTGTTGACAGTGTTGCCAGTTTAAACCCATACCAGTCATCTTAGCTTTAGTAATTATTCTCTTAATTTTACCTTGTGCAAAGTCTAGTAATATCTGTTCTTTTTTCTCCATTGATTGACTACCAATGATTTCAACAGCTTCACCATCTAAAGACTTTATTAGTTTACTTTCTTCATTTAGGTTACACCAATAAACAGACGTTTTACCCTTAGCTAGTTCAACAGCTTTTTCACAACGTTCTTTTATTGTTTGTTTTACTTCATGTCTAACCTCGTTAAACCCTTTAGCTTTTTTGTTAAACATTTGTATCTGACCATCAACAGCTAATAAAGAATTGTTTTTTATCTTATGAGTGTTAATGTTTAATACTGGTAAAATGTATTTATCATCTGAAAAACCTAAATCGCTAGGCATTTTCACCATAATAGCCCATTGATTAACCCAACTAAAGAAGTCTTTTTCTGCGTGTGGTTTTAGATACCATTTTTCTCCTGCGTGTTTGGGGTCTATTGAGTTGTTGTTGTTCTTAAAGAATTTGCCTAACATATCAGTATAACCCATATACCCTAAAGCCTCGCTAGATGTACCCAATTCAATAAAATCATTAGGAGAAGGTGTAGCAGTTGAAAGGAATCTATAAGGTATCTTTTTAACAAATCTTGTAACCTCGTTTTTTATCTTACCTTCAAAGTTTTTTAATATACTAGATTCGTCTAATATAACTCCTTGAAAATCTTCTTTGTTAAAGTAGTGTAAACGTTCGTAGTTACATATAACAATACTTTTACTATGTGTTCCGTCTTTGCTGTATTCAATATCTGTAATACCCATCTTTTCAGCTTCTATTATAAACTGAAAAGCAACAGCTAAAGGGGTTAATATTAAAACCTTGCCTTTTGTATGGTTAACAACGTTTTGAGCTAGTGATAGCTGTATTAAGGTCTTACCTAATCCGGTATCAGCAAAAACAGCCATACGACCCTTTAAGGTAGCTCTTTTGATAATTTCTCTTTGAAAGTCAAAAGCCATGTTTGGTATGAAATTTGGTTCAAAACCAAAACTACCTAACAGGTGTTTCTTACTTTCTAAAAACTTTTGATAATCTGTTTTCATTTCTATTTGTTTTTGTTTCTGCAATGTTAATACCATCATTTTATAAAGTCAATAAAAAAGAGTGATATTTTTTTACCACCCTTTTAAATTTATTTCTTAACCCATATAAGACCGTTTTTTATCTGTTTATTTATGTTTTCAACATAATGAGGGCTTATTACATCGTATCTTAGTTCATTTAAGATTCTGTCATGATAAAAAGCACCCCAGTAATAAACATCGCCTTTTTTAAGTTCTCCTATTTTGGGTATTCTAAAGTTGTTACCTTTCTTCTGATCTTTTTTCTTTATTCGCCATGTACTCATTTATAATACCTTTTAATCTAGGTTTAAAATAGTTCTTAGACTTCATTATTTTTCCATCCTCTCTAAATATAGGCTCTTTATTGTCGTCTAGTTTGGAATAGTTAGAATCTTTTATTTCGTTGAAAACCCTATCTAATAGTAGCAAAGGTATCCCATGCTCTACGGCTGTACCATAAAGAATAAACATTTTATCACCTATAGCGTCTAATATCTCTACTAAATCATTGTTTTTACAAGCTTCTAAATACTCCTCATTTTCTTCCTTCATTAGATCATATCTAAGTTGATAACGATCTTTTGAAATTGTGCCTATTACATTATTCATAGGCACTTTAAATTTAATCATCCAATTTTTTACTACTGTTAACTTACTCATAATCCTTTTATATGTCTTTGTGCTTCGTAATTATTACTCTTTAAATTGTTTGTTTTTATGAAGTTGTAAGGGTTAATAGCCACAACCATTTTACTATCTTCTGAATCGTAGTAACACCCATTTCTTAAAAACCTGTCTTTGTTTGGACTTTTTTGATTTGTCATTAGTCTTTTCTTTTTCTTGTTTCTCCTCCTTTAACCTGCCATTTGTTTGTAAGTTCCCATTTTTTACCTATGTATCTAATATCTCCAGATTCAAAATCATCAGATTTATTAGCTTCAATATCTGAATACATATCTTCCTCACTAGAATACGCGTATCTTACATTTTTATTATTGTTGTCAATAAAGAAATGAGTTACCTCTTCATTGTTTTTCGTGTAGTCAATTAACTGTATCATAATCTATTTTTATTTATTTCTTTTCTGTAATCCGCAATCTTTGCCATGTCTTTTTCTATGCTATCTTTTTTACCTAGTCTTAACTGGTATTTTAACAAATTACCTTTTAAGAATCCTTGATACTCTTCAATGGTTAGATAAGATTTAATAATATCGCTACTATCTACTCCTTCCCATTGTAAATGGTGGTTATTGTCTTTATTGTTCATCTATTTTACTTTTTTATACTCCTTTGCAAAATCTTCTTCACATCCTAAAAAGATTTTTTGAATATCATTCCTTTTTTTGTGAATATCTAATTTATCTTGGTAATTATTTTTATCTAAGTAGTTATTAAAGCTATTTAAAAGCCCTATCAAAGTGTTTCTATACGGTGATATTGATGATGTGTCAAGTTGTTTAATTCTATCGCTTAGAATGTAAATTTCATAACTTAAAAACATCATAAAATCATTTAATGATTCTCTTTTAGAAAGTATCTTTTTCTTTGCTTTATTTCTGTGGTCCTCTATTTGAGAACAAAGATTAAAATGTAGTTGAGCTGTTAAGTCTGATGATAACCAATTTTGATTACTATGGTCAAATCTTGATATTAGCAACCTTAGTTTTTTCTTAACAGATTGATCTACCTTAGAGTTTAAAACGTACTGTAAATCATCAAACATCGCTTCGACGTATGCTGTGAATATTATGGTAAAAGCTAAGTTCTCGTTTGTTATAGTTCTTTGTGTTTGAACTGGATAAGTCAAACCTATTTTTCTATCTGGGTGTTGTGTGTATATCATATTTTGCTCCAATAATGTTCAAATTTTTCTTTAGGATCGTTCTTTTTTTGTTGATGTCTATTTCTTGCTTCTATTTTGTGTTTTTTTGTTTTTTCGTGGTCTTTATAATAGTATTTTTTATTCTCTTCTTTTCTACAAACTTTGCAAGTTCCTTTATGATTGTCTTTCAATCTATTTGTTTTATCTCTGTGAAATTGCCTTAAAAGTTTCTCTTTACCACATTTATTACACTTCTTTTTAATAACAAAATTATCATTAGTTTCTAATATCAAAGAAGCTTCCCAAAAAGAAAAACCGTTATATTTTAGTGTTGCGTGTTGCGTGTTTTTGTCTCTTCTTTTTTCTAGTAGGTAGTTGCAAATTTCTTGTTGCTTATCAAAATATTCTTTAATCTCCATAAACCACCTCTATTATTTGCCAATTTCTTGTTGGGTATCTAGCAGTTAATAAACTCCCATCATCACATTTAATATAAAATTCATGGCAATAGTTAACGACCTCCGAGTTTATAGCTTCTATTTTCACTATCCACTCTTTGTCGAAGCTGTGTTGAATTATGTAAGTTCTCATAATTAAATATTGATCTAGTTTGATATAAAACCCCTGCGAATATCGCAAGGGCTATGTATAGTTTTATTATTACTAATGGTTTATCCATATTAAAACGGTAAATCGTCTTCTACGTCTGTTTCTGGGATTACTGCTTCTAGTGTTTCTCCTTTTGGTTGTGAATCTCCTAACTTTTCAATAAACCAAGCATCTAAAGAGTTGAAATAACTTGTTTTACCATCTTTTTCCCACTTACGACCTCTAATATTAAATTTAACTTTAATCATATCGTTTACGTTAGAATAGTCTAACTTTTCAACACTGTTCTGTACTAACTGAAATTTAATGTTTTCAGTGTAAACGCTACCATTAGCGTTGCTTATGGTTTCTATTACAAACTCTCTTTTTTTGAACTTATCAGATACTTCTACTGTATCAAACTTTTCAATTAATTTTCCTTCTATTTCGTAACTCATAATAATTGTTTAATTATAATTCAGATTTTATTTAATTTTTCTTCTTGTTCTTTGGTAAGGTCAAACTTTAAAATGTTTTCTTTAGTTGTTTTCCCTTCTCCTAATGCTTTTAAAGCACTTTCAAACATATCTTTAGTTAGTTCGTTCAATGCTTCTGGTAAATCCTCACCCGCATAAATATAAAGACCTAAACCAAACATAGCTAAGTTCTTTGTTAAACATCTCATTATAGTTTTATTGATGTCAAACATTGTAGCAGATTCAACTGTTTTTGTCACTTTTACTCTTTTACCGTTTTCCCATCCATTTCCTTCATGAGAATATGGTTTATCTTTCATCGCTTTATTTGCTCCATCCATAACAGGAAGCCACATTTCATGAGTTAAACCTTCAATAGTTACTTTTGTAAAAACCATGTAACCAGTTGATTCATCATAAACATACGGTAAACCGTTCTCTTGTTTTACAACCTCATAAGTAGCTTGTGGGCAATTCTTTAATACCTCATCCCATGCCCACGTCCAACTTAAATAAGTTAGTTTTTGTTTAGTTTCTGTTTTACTAGAAACGTCTAAATGTTTTAACTTCTTTATAATGTCTTTTATATCCATATCTGTTTTTTTTGGAATCCAATATTAACACCCTTTTTTTAATATTCCTATAATTTAACATACTTTTTACCTCCTAATTCTATTATTTTTCTTGTGCTTCTTACTCCATTTGGTGTTATCCCTAATTTATCAGAAGCTTGTTTGATCGTAAGTAAATTAAGATCATTGAACAAAACCTTTAAAAGTCTTATCTGTTGTTCTTCTGTTGAGTTTAAAGCATCTTCAATAAGCTTTATTTGGTTCACTTTTGTAACCTCTGAATTTATATGTAAATCTATAAAATCTGGTAAATCTTGCATTTTTAGGTTATTAAAGGCGGTTCACTTTATGAAGTACGTTTATACAGGTGTTAGCGGTAACATTCCATTACTTTATTGTTACTACAACAATATAAACAAACATCTTCAACACCTGTATTTCCTGAATACTTACACTCATTACAAGCATCGAACTCAGCATCTACTACTTCTCCATACTTGTCAGACTTTATGCAACCGCTAACAATTTGTAACGATAAATTTAAAACTAATTGTTGATACTCATTCAGGCTTATTACGTCTTGCTTAATCCACATATAAAGCATCTTATGAGCGTTTTCAGTAGTTTCTTTTTTAAGTCGTTCTGTGTAGTCTTTAAGTTTATATTCGTCCATTTCTTCTGTGTTTATCCGTTTTAAATCAATCGTTACAAGGGGCGTTAGGCTTAATACTATTTCACCTTTCTTCTATACACTATTTTTTCTTTTACAAGCTTCCAAGAAACCAAAGTGTTTATGTGTTCTATTGCTTCTTCAAGTGTCATATTCTTTTTAGTGTACTCAGACCAAGCACCAAAAAACTTTTCTAACCAATTATCACACGCAAATACTTTAAATTCACTTTCACCTGATGCGTTTTTAATCTCTTTTACTTTGTAGTATTTATTCTTATTCATATCTATTAATTTTATCTATTTATTCCGTACATAAGCCTAACATTATATAACAAGCCATTAAAACGGCTGTTATATGGGCGTTAGCAAACATTATAGTTTACTAAAACACTTTTTGCACCACAGTTCGTTAGTTTCTATGTCGGCATGAGTCCAAGGTGTAGTACAATCGCATTTGCTAACACGATGTAAAGAAAATAATTTTATTAATCTCTCTGACACATCGTTAAAATCACACTCGTCTATTGCTTTGACTTGTTGGTAGTCTCCATCACTACCTTCTTTTAATTCAGACACTTCACTATTTAGTATCTTTAGTATTTCTTCTCGTAAATCCATAAAATTAAATTCTTTACATTAAACGTTGTGTGTAATGCTATTTTACACCTATTTCATCAAAACTAAGATACCTTGACTTCTTGCCTAGTCTTGTTTTATACCCAAGTTCATCACATAACATATAATAATCAGTTGTCTTTAGTTTTATACCAAAGTGTTCATTTATTCCTTTCATTGTAATCCCAAATGAGGAAGGGTTGTGCTTTTTAATTAACTTACACACTTGAATTAATTCTTCTCTAAACTCTTCAATGTTTATCTCTAATTTTCTTTTTTCTATTGTTATCATTTCAATTAATTTTACCTATTAATAATCCGCACTACACACAACAATTTGTATAGTGCATACTTCGTACAGCCCCATACAAGAAGCGTTATCTACAATTTAGGTACGTGCTTATCAATTAACACCTCAACCAAATTATTAAGGCTTCTGTTTTGCTTCTTAGCTTCTGCCTTTAGTCGTTTTAATAAGCCCTCCGAGATCGGAAGGCTGTTTGTTTTTTGTCGCTCATTATACAATACCTTTATCAGCTAAAAAGGAATTAATAGCGTCTAATTTTTCTTTATCTTCTGTGTTTCTGTTTTTAAAAACCCATTTCTTTAAGTTAACAACTAAAGCGTCTTTTTCCTCTTCTGTCCCTTTGAACATTTTATTTAATTTGTCGGTTACTTCGTTAAATCTTGTCATGTCTTTTTTGTTTTTGTTTATACAATACTAATACCCTCGTTTTGATTATACAAGTGTACCGCTAAAAAAGTTTCAAAATAATTTAAAAAAGTAGATAACAAGGTATAAAAACAAAAGCCTAACCAAGTGCATAGCAACTAGATAGGCTTTCTTTAAGGCTTCAATTTTTATACTGGCGTTAGTCAGCATTAAAAAGGTGATTGATATTCTACACCATTGTTTTTAAATATCTTCTTTATGTTTTCAATATGCACACCATTAAACCTTATAGGACTACTTACTATTTCCTCTTGTTGCATTATCATATCGTTTAACATATCACGTTGCATAACAGAAAATAAATTCAATACTTCATCATGAGCATTGAATAGTGCTTGGTCGCCTACTTGTAATCTTTCTAGTATATTAAATAATTCTTCGTTTATCATCGTACTGTATTTATTTAGTCATTATGTTTTGCTTTCTTTTAAAACAACAATATGTTCACATTTACAATGTTTAATTATCCTGCCTTTATTATCCATGTAAATCATTGGTTTTACCTTTTCCCAAGTGTCTTTTTTTATTCTTTCTTCTATTGATTTGCACATATTATTTAAAATTTCATTTCAAATATAAGCAACACAATAAACAAAAAACAGAAATTTATACATTATTGATGTAATTCATAAAAACTAGCGATAATACTTTCTTTTTTTCCATAAACCTTTTTAATAGTACAATGTGCTATCTGGCTATCGTTGTTCATAAATAAAGGCGTTACAGCGTCTATTATTCCTTTGTTTAGGTTGTCTGTTAAATCTGGCTTAGTAGATTTGTAAACTGTTTTCCCTTCTTCAATTGCTTTTAAAACCCATTTAGGAGAAGATTTAGGAGGTAAAAAAGTATAAACAGCATCATAATAAACAGCACCTTTTAAAATTTTAGGTTGATCTTTTAGCTGTTTCATAGCTATTAACTTTAATTTTTGCTCATACTTTTTAACTTTTGGGTCTTTGTAAACACCATATTTACCAAACCTAGCAGATTGTTTAGGCTCTGCTTTAAATGGGAATGATAAATAAACACATTTACAATCTTCTTTATTTCTTTTAATCATTCTTTAATCTTTAAAAATTAAATTATAATCTTCAATTTGTGTAGTCCATTCCATCAATTTATATTGAACTATTATAGGGTTTCCAACAAGGAAAACACCAAAGTCAAAAAGTATAAATTCGCTTTCTTGGAATATACTTGTTTTCTTAAACTCTTCAAATTCTTTCTTAACATTTTCACACGTCAAGTATTTACCAAAGTCTAAACAATCTTTTTTAGTATCTAGTTTCATTCTTGTGAGTAATTTAAAGGGTCTAACATAGAAGGCTCAATAAGCAGTCTATCTTCATCAAACGTATAAATGTGATTTATGACATTACCAGAACCTCTTTTATTTATCATTCTAATATAACCTTTGTCTTTTTCAATCTCTCCTATGTTGTTAAAGTCTTTTATTAGGCTAAACATTAGTACATAATCACAATTATCTAGTATTTTTTGTGAACCTCTTATAAACGGTCTTACATCTCTAGTATCAATATCAGCACCTTTAGACAAATGACAAATTAAAGGTATAGCTATATTATACTCATTAGCTAATTCTTTTAATACTCTAGAGTTTTCAGAATATATTTCAACCTCATTACCAAAACCTGCCATCATTGATAAACCGTCAACTATTAGAGAGTCTATTTCGTGGTTTTTCTCTAAAGCTTTATCAATCATTCTTCTGTATCCATCTGTTGACATTCTAGGTTCTTGGCTTATCAAAATGCTATCAGAATAATAATCTTTTAAAGAATCTGTTAAAGCCTTTTGAATTAATGTTTTATTTGATTCATCTAGTTTATTTCTCCAATGATCGGTAGCCCTATTGCTTATTATGCCATCCGTAACCTTACCAAATTGAAAATCTATCATTCTATCTAGTAGGTTTGTTGCTGACATTTCCATAGTTGAATAAATACTTTTACCTCCGTTTTCCCTTAAAGAGTTATGACATGACATATTTAAGGCACATAAAGACTTTTTAGAACCTCCGTAACCTGCAAAAACACCTAATTTACCTTTTAAGTTTTTAAGGTCTTTATCAAAGTCAGGTATTCCAGTAGTTAAAGGTGATTTTTTAGACTTCAATTCTTCTTCTATCCAGTCTTCTACTATCTGATAAGGAGCTTTTAAACCAAACTTATCATCTATCTTTTTTAGTTTACCGCGTAGCTTATCTATTTTGTTTTCTTTCATTTTAAAATATTTGTTTTTAAGGTTGTTTTATTTGTTGACTCGAAGCAGAACCCGTTAAACGTGTTTGAATCTCTTACAACTAAAATTAAAGCGTTTATTAGCCACTTCCTGGCCTTGTCTTCATTAAATATTTTATCAATGTGGTATTGAGTTATAACATTTGATAAAGATTTATCTAAAACCTCTTTTTTGTTTGCTGTTGCTTTGTCTAATGCTACTGATTTTAATATTGCTTCTAATACTTTTGCTTCAAACTCAAAGAACTCTAAAGCTGAATTAAGTATATTTTCATCTTCACAATTTAATTCTAACCAATTTAACAAAGGTTTTTTCTTTTCTTCAAGTTGTGTTAACCATTGTCTTACCATTGTTTTTGTCTTTGTCCTATTTTATCAATTTTAAGTATTTCATGAGGTTTTAATATTTTACCTCCTTTTTCTATTCTTCTAATGTTACCGTAATATTCATCATTGAATCTGTAATAGTCAAATTTGTTATTATCTATTTCTTCTATCTCTTCATAGTCTGGTAAGTTGTTTAAGAAAGTACCAAAGTTTTTAATGTAAGATTTAGCCTGTTTAGATTCTTCAATATATTTTTTTATTGTTGACTCTAAATGTTCTTTGCTATGATCTTTTAAGAGTTTTTTTATCTGGTCTTTGTTCTTTTTGGTTTTTCCTGTTGACGTTTTTCTAGTATCACATCTGGAAGGATAAAGATTATAGATATATTCTATTTCTTTTACATTATCATTAACAGTAACATTTACATTATCTTTTACTGTTGAATTTGTTGGTGTTTGTTGAACAGAATTAACATGTGTTAAATTTGTTAACTTTTGTTGCTCTTTGTTTCTTTTTCTTGCTTCTGCTGATGCTTTACCTGCTTTACTTCTTACTTTTCTTGTTTCGTCCCACTTCTTTAAATCTCTTTTAAACTGTTGTTTTATAGGTGTAAAAGCTAACTTTAGTAATAAGTCTTCTGTTTCTGGTTCTTCATCATTTACATACGAAAAAATAAACTTTATCAACTCTCCTGCTTTTTCATTAGGTAACTGGTCGAATAAATCTTTTTGATCTGCATAAAGAATAAACCCTTTTTTATCTTTTGCCATAAATATTTTTAAACGAAAAAACCTCAAAGAATCTCATTAGCTACCACACTAACAAAACCCTTTGAGGTTCTTGAAATAATTTTAATTGATACGTCTGCTGTGGTAGGTAACGTATTTCTATACCACTAAGATAGTGATTTTTAATATAAAAAGAAAGAGGTTTTACCCCCTTTCTTATACAATTCTAGGTAAGTTCTAACCTCTTACCCCCATTTGATACACGAATATAGCATCTCGTTTTTAATTATCAAAGTTATTTTTAAACTTTTACTAATTCATCAAATTTAACTCCATGTAATTCGTCAGCGTGAGTGTAATAGTCTACACCTCTTTTGTCAAAATCTAAAACAGTGTCGTCTAGTTTAGGTTTTTCTATCGCTTTAATATCGTGGTAATATGTTCCTGTTTGATCTCCTTTGTAAACCGCTGTTACAATATATCCGTAACCTCTGGACTTCTTAAACTCCCCGTAATACTCTACCCTTGTTTTTATTTCGTGCTTCATACTATAATTTTATTTTTTGTAAATATTACCTTTTATAAATTAGCACAAAAGAAATTTCTAAAGTTTTTTAAAATACTTTTAGGAATATTAAAAAAAGGGTTGTTACTTTGAATCAACAAAAACAAAGGAACTATGAAAATCAGATCAATAGAAGAATTAGAAGCGTTATTAACAGCTCAAAAAGGTGTTACTTTAGATGTTAACGGTGATGGTATTAATGTTACTTTGTC